TTAATATATTTTGTTTTTTGTTTTTTTTGTTTTTTTTTTGCGTCATAAAAAAAGAGGGGGGGGGGGCCCCCCCCCCCCGCCATTACGCTTTCATTCCATCAAGTTCTTTGAATTTTTCAGGCACCTTAATTCCCTCAAAAGTGAATGAAATCTCATCTTCAAGCCACTTGCCCTCTGCATCAAATCCAGCAACCGTGCCTTTATCAATATTACAACCAGTCAGAATCACAGTATGTTTTCCTGCTTCGCTGGTCGGATCATTATTGACGACCTGCAGATCAAAGTAAGTATCCACTCCCTGATTAACATATTTCAGCATCATATTTTCAAAGAGCGAAGTATTCTTGTAAATTGTCAGCGTACCGCTTCCCTTAGCGGACACGGACTTATTCCCTTTCATCAGGCGTCCCAGAATAGCAACTTCTTCCTTCTCTTTTTCGATTGTTGCCTCAAGGCTTTTTGCCTGGAACAGCAAGTATCTATTTCCATCTACCGTCACATAGGCGCTGGCTAATTTTGCCGAAATAACATCCTTAGCCAGCATCGTACGGATTGCACTGATTTCATCTGCCATGAGCTATCTCCTTTCTTACGCTACCACCACGGTACAATATAATTTTTCCATACACGCCGTCGGCTGGATTTCAAATGTCCACAGAACGGCGGTTTTCTCTTCGCCCTGCGTGGGTACAGGCAAGTCATCATCCACAAAGTTCTGAATCGCCCTGACACGCTGGTATTCTTCAAACAGCGCTATACCGTCTTTCCACAAAGAAATTCGCCCATCAGCATCATTCTGCACCTTACCGAGATAAATCCGATTAAACAGTCGGGCAATGTCAATTGCCGCATTATCCAGCACACGGATTACCTGATTCAGCGTAAAATCTTTATTCATTGCTTTGGTTACTTCCGTGAAGGTATTAATATCCGTCAAAACACGGGTATCGCCTAATACATTGCCGGATACCGAATCGGAAACATTATGGAACATGAACATGCCATCGCTGACTGCCTGTTCAAGCTCATATTGCTTGAAGTTGGTATTGACCGTATATTCTCCGTCATAGATCGCGTTCGTGCAGCTTGCATTGATTGCGCATGCAGCTTCTTTCCCAGTGAGCCAGTATACTAAGGATCCTTTTTCAGCGCCCGTATCTGTCACATCATTCTTAATGGAAATAACGCCGGGATAATTAACCTTGGTCTTACCGTAAATAACAAGCTGGAATTTTGAGCCCGTGTTTTCACGGCAGCGCTTCGTGAAATTAATCAGCAATGACTGCACTGTCTCGTCAGAACCTGCATATCCCAAAATATTAAAATAGTATGGTTCAATATGTTCGATAAAAGACTGATACTCGGAAACAGTAACCGCTGTTCCGTTCGCACCCCCTGTCAGCGATTCCGCTGCTTTTGCAGTAAGTGTAGCAGTTTTACTAAATACGACAAAATCATTGTCCTGCAGATCTGCGCCCTTGCTGACGTTTGACTGTTTATCTACCGTTTTCAGCATCCCGTCTGTCGTGAGATAAGTGTACACGATGAACTTTCCGCTGTTATCCGGGTCGCTCTGTACCGCAGTAGATAAACTATTCCCTCTGGTTCCTGCATATTTTGCCGTCGCCAGTGTATTCTTTGCTTTCTCTCCACCGCTGTTCAGACGGTAGAAATACCCTGTCTTCAGATTGATAAACAAATCACGCAAAGGCTTCATTTTATCGTGGCCGTAATCATAGCCGAAAATCTTCTGACAGTTTTTCTGGAAATCTTCCGCTTCCACGCGGAAGACAGCTCCGCTTATACCCCAATCCAGATCAAGCGCCATTGCCGCATAACCGCGGTCGGCAATATCCGTCATCGGACGGTCTTTTGAAATGAAATTGATATATGTACCGGGCAATTTCTTATTCTGAAAAAGCCAGGTACCGCCACCTAATGCCATAAGTTACCTCCTTTAGTTAATATCCTGTTTGACCGGCTGATTTAACGCATCTTTCAGCAATTCATCAATCTGAGAATGCGTATACTGTTCGCCTTCGTTAAGTAAATGCGTCAAAATGTCCGCATAGCGTTTATACTTGGCGGATTTAACAATCGTTACTCCGTCGAAACGCTCCTCGGACGCTGTCTGTTCTTCTTTTTTAACTGCCATTTTTTATGGCTCCTTCCGCTTTTAAACTCTGCATTTTTTCTGCTTTTTCCCGTTCTTTTAAAATAAATAGATTATAAGAAACAAAGAAGTGGAGTGCGCCGTCAGTCGTGCGGTAATGCATGTCCGTTCCTCTAATGACAGAGCCATCTGAAAGAGTAATATACTCCAGCTCTACAAAGAATGCTTCTGCCATCTTGTGAATTTCTTCCCTGACATCTGAAACTTCATCGGCCGCATTCGGCATGAACCAGATATCAAAGCTATGTTCCTGCCAGTAACGGTTACCAACAGACAGCTCCTGTGACTGATCCAGCTGCTTCAGATAAAAGCAGGGGAAACGGACATGATTCTTTTTTACGTCCACATACACGGGATATTTAGTCAGCTTATGCAGTTTTGATGAGATGCCTTTGATTATCTCATTAATTATCGTCATGTACTGTACCTCGACAACACCCTGTTAATATTTCGACGCAAAATATCTTTAGACCGCCGCTCCGTTGCTTTCTCCGCCTTTTCCGCCATGTTCAATCCGTCTACCCAGTTTTTTACCAGCCGTTTACCCAAAATAGGAACATACCTTCCCGGCTGTTGCCTGTGACCATCATTGACATAAGAAGCGTAAGACGCCGTATTGAATACTTTAATTTTGTACTCCCTGCCGTTTTGCTCAACAGCTCCGGCATTCCACGAACGTTTCATATGTTCGGAATTAGTTGTGATCGTTACGCCGTTTCTTTCAACGGTTTGAACCCCTCTCGTCGGGGTAGCCCTTTTCGCCTCAGCAAGATACACGGCTGCCATCTCTTTCATACTTTGCCGCTTGGCTTCTTCCATTGTGGAACTATTCAATTCAGCAATTCGTTTCTGCAGGTCCTCAAAGCCTCTGAAATCTACAGTTACATCAGCCATCGTGCACCTTCCGATGCTCCAAGCTGATTTCCTGATGGTTATCATAGACGGCAGATACACCTGCCGATTTAAAATGCAGATGCCGTCCTTGCCGTACCACGTCAACATCAGCACCTGCAGGTACATCGATTTTGGGAGACAAGAACAAAGTAACAGACTGTGTCATAACAGGAATGCCATCACCACCGGTTACGGGCAAATTCTTGTAAGAGATACGGCAAGGGTACTCCGAAGAGGTCACCCTTACCGTTTTCACAATCCCCGTGTCCGGATCCACAATATCTTTTTCCGTAATAATCCTGCAGGTATCCGCATACAGACTCTCAATCGCTTTCCGTGATTTTACCAGCGCAACTTTCGGAAGCATCCTAAATCACGCTCCTTTATCCACAACGCAATCAGTGCATCCAGCCTCTGTTCTGCCGAAGTTCCACCGAGCTCTACCGTCGTATCACCCTCTTTTATGGATTTTACGACGTCAAGCTCATCAGCACTTAAAATGGCCGCCTTGCTCATCTGCACGAACCTGCCTGCTGCCATTTCATCTACAATATGCTGCAGCTCATCTGGGATTTCTTTCAAGTTGCAGCTATTCAAAACGTGCTGTACTTCCCCTTGATAAATGTATTCCAGCAATGCCATATCAGAATCTTTGACATCATACCCGGTCGCACCCTTAATGAGTATTTTTACATCGGCAATCATAAGAATTACTCCTTGATCAGAGAAAGGATATCGGCTTTTGTATTCGCACCGGAAATATCAATCCCGTTAGCTTCCGCATAATCAATAAGCTGCTGCTTGGTCATCTTATCCAGTGCAGCAGCACCATTATCAGCGCCATAGTCCTCATCCGGAACGAATCCTTCTGCGATCAGTTTTTCTTTCTGAAAATCGCTTTCTGTATACTGTACCTCATTCAATCTGGTTAATCTTTCCATAATTTACCTCCTTATGCTCCGGTATTAACCCATACACCGGCCAGCTTGTTTGTAGGGATCCAGAGATCATGGAATTTGCGGTAATCCAACTTCCACGCATCGGCCTTCTGATTCACGCTCGGTTCAAAAATGCGGATCTTGTCCGTCTTAGAAACCGCAATCGGTGCACGGCGGGCAATGATAATCCAGTTGATTCCTTTTGCAGCAGTATCCGGCTTAAATCCGCCTTTTTCCTGCCCAGCCGTTTTGCCGTCGTTGAATACATACGCCGTCTTCATGCGGGCGGAAGGAACTGAAAGAATCGGAATTTCATTATAGGTTTTTACTTTGGTAGTAATTTCACCAGCTTTAAAGTCCGCCGTATCCAAGTACTTAGTAATGTCTTTTGCATTGTTCAGGATAGTGCGGATCGGAGTAGCCATGATAATGACAAGAGGTTCCCCTTCTCCAATAATGTCCTGCATTTTTGCGATTTCATCATCCAGCTTTTCCAGAACGTTCGTTTTATCCGGCGTGAAAGTTGCCGTTTCATGAGATGCGCCTTTTGCCAAAGCCGCGATCTTAGAGTAGCGGAACGCATCCACTTCAGGGATAACCTGTGTACGCTGGAACTCACCCATAACATTTCCGGCGGATGCCACAAAGTTGGATTCGTCCACATCCATAGAGTCAAGCTGGAACGTACGGCCACGATCCTGTGTCAATTTGTAGTCTGCGTATTTCAGAGTTACAGCACCCTGATTAAATCCGTTATCGCGGTCATATTTTGCCAAACCGCCGATGGAGATCTCCGGCATTTTCACCGTATCCCCGCCGTTGTATTTTACATTCTGTGCATTAGATTCCATCCATCCGGAAGTCGCACCTACCAACATTTGCTTATCCAGACTCTGCTGGAAATTCTTTGCATATTCAAGTGTATTAATTGCCATTGTTTAATTCTCCTTTTTTTATTAAATACCTAATGCCTGTTCAAATTGCTGCTGCACAGTCAGTTTTGCCGCATCACCACCATCATCACCGGACCCTGATCCGGGATGGATCCCATCTACTTCTTTTTTCTGTTTATCCACGACATCAAACAGATACATATCTGATTTCTGCAGCTCTTTAATTTTGTCGGAAAGTCCAACGACTTCCCCTTTTTCGTCCAGCTTTGCGTCTTTCAAGTCCAGCAGAGCGCGGGCAGCCTTAATATTCTTTGCCTTTGCGGCAGTCAGAGAACGTTCTACCGCCGCGTCCAGTTTCATCTGCGCAAGCTGGGCGGCATGTTCCGTTTCCATAGTCTTGGCAGCCACCTGCATAGCCTCAATCTGTTTCTTAAGGTCCGCATTACTGTCATTGTTCTTTTTTAAACCTTCAATCTGTTTTGATAATTCCCCTTTCTCTTTTTCGGCATTCTTCAGGGCTTCGTTCTTTTCGTTGAACTGCGACTTGGCCACATAATTTTTACCGTAGTCCTCTGAAATTTTCGCGACCTGTTCGTCAGTCAGTCCCAATGCCTTTAACTCTTCTTTTGTCATAATGATCTCCTTTCGACTTTTTATCGTGGTTTATCCCCCACACCGGAAATACCTGTTCTTTTTTCGCCTGCAGTACGGAAAAGGCAATATAAAAACACCCTTTAAGAGTGCTTTTGAACACATATGTTATTTTCTATTTTCTACCAATCCGGATGAGTAGTGATTTTAGTAATGATATCTTCGGCAATATTTCTGTTATCTTCATTTAGCCCCTGTATATTATCAGCAATAGCATCCACTAAATCCGCGGCTTTCTCATCTTCCATTTCATCAGAAAAACTGAAATGCATTTTCTTTAAGAACATTTTTTCTTTTTCAGTAAACTCATACCGTAGAATCATTTTATTTCCCTTTCTTATATTTTTTCAGTCGAGATTTACCTGTCGGCCACGATGTAATAATAACCCCCGTGTCAGGATTTATATTCACAGTTGTAGCTTCACCGATAAATCTCTGCGAGTTTCCATTTTCTTTTACTACGATCTCTCCAATATGCAGTGGATTTATCAATGCATCTCTAATACCATCTAAATCAAGATTGCGGACATCCGCCCTTTCCTGCTGGTGCTTAGACAGCTTGGCAATAGTAATTCCGTTACTGGTTTTTAACCCGGTCAACGCACCGGTATCAGTATTCTTTACGTATTTATTATACCATTCCTCATAATGCAAATCACCTTCAACAAATACCGTCTTCCCGGTTGATAGGTCACGTGCCGCCCTCATACCCTCCTGATTATCGGTAATTCCTTCAATGTATGGGATTGTAGTCGAGCGGCAGTAGCAATGAAACGGCGGCATAGTAATTCCCGGCTTGGCGTCTTTCCTGTCAAATACCTTTTTATCCAGATGTCGGCAAATGTCTGATGTTTTCAAATCCAGTACAGCCAGTATCTGATATTGTTCCACACCCAATGCATCATACGTATCCAGCATTGCTTTTTCCTGCACATAGGCTGTTTCCGTTTCCACTAACCTACGGGCATTACTGAATGATACATTAAATCGTTTCTGTATCCGATTAATTAACGGTGCCACGCCTTCACCAATCATAAAAGACCGTGTCATTTCTGTCTGCAGGGTATTCATAAGTTGTGTTTTATTATCCCATATCCTGCCGGAAAAATCCTTTCCGTCGCTTGCCCACGGCTTGGATACGGCGGTTTCTATATCCTGCTTTGCTACCCCCTTAAATGTGGAAAATTCCCCCTTCAGCTTTTGCGCCTCATACGCCGTTTTGTAAACGCTGTCCTCATACACATTAGCCAAGAGACGATTCATGCTTAGATTTTGCGCTTTTGCCAGTTCTTCAACATACCGCGATGTCTTAATATATAATTCCTGGCTCCTGTCCAACCGTGCGCGAATAGAAGCTTTATCCAACATTTTGATATATTTTTGCGGAAGGTCTTTCTTTTTGGCCAGTTTGATATATTCTTTTAATGTCAGTCGAAATGCTTTCAGCTCCCGTGCATCGAGTTCCCTTTTCGCATCAGCCAGAGACATTTCATTTTCTTCCGCGTATCTGTAATACCAGTCCAGCACTTCCTTGCGTAACGCGGTCAACGCTTTCGTGTATTCCCTGCGCATAGCAGCCGTGACGGTTTCTGCTTTCCCCATCTGTTGCCGTTTCAGCCTTTCAAAACGCTTTTCCCAGTAGTTCATTCTTCAGCACCGTTAGGCGCGGAACCGTCTGCCGCATAATCAGGCATAAGAGCCTCAGTATTTTCCTTTTCAAGCCGCGCCAGTTCTTCCGCCGTATCTTTCGTCCACGGATGATTTGCTACAATGGTCTCCCTGCTGATGATTCCAACTGAATTTTTGCAGTTCTGAATGACTTCCGACTCATTAACAGGCGTATCTCTGTTAAAGATGAATTCTACTTTATTTTTATCAGGATTTGTGCCGCTAATGCGCAAGAATGTATTCACAAACCACATCAGTTGTTCCAGACTTGCCTGAAATTCCATCTCCATGTTATTGGCGTCTAAGTCTATATCGCTGTAAATAGAGCGGATATTCATCTGATTGGGATTATTTGACATACGGTCATCTTTGGCATCAAAACCATGGCCGTTCTCAATAATCGCCTTCTTCAGCAGCTTGATAATCAGATCATAGTTGTCCGCATTGACTTCAATGCTAAGCGTCCGCACATCGCCTTTTCTGTCTTCCGTTCCTACTTTGATTACACCGTAAGCAATTAAGTTCCGGCGGAATTCCGATAAATCCTCACCTTCATATCCCTCCAGAATTAGAATGGTGCTGCGAATGTCTTCCGCCATGTTATCACTGTAATTACTTAACAGCGCATTCAGGGCGTCCTGCAGCCCCTTCACACGGCTTATCAGCGGCAGCTCCCGATTATTGTACTTGAATGCGATCAGCGGCACTCTGTCCCAATTAAATGGCTCCCCGTTTACCGTGAGGTAGTCGGCATCTGTCTGCTCTACATCGGGAATAAGCTTTTTGCTGTCCGTGTAAATGTATCGACGTATACCTCCAGTCGTATAGTGCTCTACTTTCCATATGATTTTCGGCTGCGTGCCCTCATAAGTAAAGACAGAATAGATCCGCAAAAATGAGTCCAGTATTTCATGTTCCTCATCCACCCAAAATGGAAGAACCTGTTCCGGGGCGAACCTCTTGAACCGAAGTTCGCCATTTGAGATATATGGATGCAAGTACCCCATCCCGCAGTTCAGTACGTCCATTCCCAGATTCTTCAGGCGGCGTCGGAACGTTTGATTAAATATGGTATCTAACTGTTTACCATATCCTTCATCATCTGTCCGTACTTCCAGCGGCTTAGACAACAGATAGCTTACTTTTTGATCCACCAGTTCCGCATAGCGGTTATCCACAATCCGATTATTCGGCAAACCATTAACTGTCCGAGTATTGCCGTTCGTATCTACAGCCTGTCTTTGTTTATTTAAAATATCATGGTCTCCATCAAAGTACCGCTTGCCGACAATCATCTGATTTCGTTTCCCTGAATCAATCCATGCTTGAAGTTCCAACTCCAGAAACTCTATTTCCGTGAACCCGCTGCCGCTTCCACGGCGTATGATATTATTCCACAACGCATTTAAGCTAAAATCCATCGTCCACCGCCTATGTTAAAAATTGAATACCGCTGCCTCTTCGCCCAAATCGCTCCATGGCATACCTCATGGCATCGAGTAGATGATTGAAATCGTCAATCGGTTTATTCACCTGATTATCAAATTTATCCTTATCCCACGTGTAATTACCTATTTCCGTGAGGAAATTAACGCAACGCGGATGAATAACAATTTTATAATCCTGTATCAACTGTATACCGTTCAGTATGCTGTCTCTGCCTTTTTTTGCAGCATGAATACGAGTCAGTCCTAATGCACGGAGCTGTGCGATTGACTTAGGTTCCGCGCTGTCGGCCGTAATGTTTTCCTTGCTATATCCCATTCGGCTTATTTCCTGATAAATCATTTCGTTGGTCAGGCCTTTTTTATACATTTCGTCAAATACATAAATCTCCCGTGCTTTCATATCTACCAGCCCGCAGAAGAGCGCGGATGGGTCATTTGTATACCCGAAGTCAAGGCCAAACGCGGATTGCACACTTTCTCTTCTTGCAATTTCTGCAGTATCAAATGCCCTCTCTTCCCAGTTTTCATATACCAGTCCTTCAACGATACCCCAATCACCAAGTCCTGCCACCTGATATCGCCTCGGATTATTCAGCCGCATGCGTTCAAACATACTGCGATCAGAATCATCAAGAAATTCATTGCATTGATAGTTCGTTGTCTTTGCAAGAACATCATTATCCGCATTGTCAAAAAACCTCTTTTTGAGCCAGTGTTTTTCATTCCACGGATTAAAAGTCAGCGTTGCCTGCTTAAACAGTCCTTCCGGTACTTCGCCTCGTATAGATTCGTCCAGCGTATCGAATGCCGCCTCTGATGTAATCTCATAGGCTTCTTCTACCCACAACCAACAAAGCACGCCAATGTCCACCGTAATAGACGTAACTTTTAGCGGATCATCTAGTCCCCGGAAAAATATCTTCTGCCCTGTCGGTTTGTAGGTGATCTCAAGAGGGCTTTCCCTGCAAATAAAATAGGCATCCACCCCTAAGCGGTGTATTGCCCATTTAAGCTGCGTATAACAGCTGTCTTTTAATGTTCTGAAGGTTTTCCGTACTACCAACAGGTTCGCTTCGTGATACTTCATCAGGTTATAAATAAACCATAATGCGGCAGTAACTGATTTCTTACTTGCGCGGCTGCCTTTAACTACTCGGTACCTGCCTTTGAAATTCCAGAAGTCTCTGTATCCACCGCCAATAACATCCGGAAGATATATCCTATTGGCATTACTCATGAATTTCACGCTCTCCGGTGAGGATCACAGGTACCATTTCAATCTTCGTATCAGAACTGAAAAGGTCGTGGCGTTTCCCCATTAATTCAAGTGCTTTTATCTGGTCTCTTGCAGAAATTTGTTTTTTTATTATCTTTGCTTCACTGAAACCATCGCCGATACCTTCAGTAACGACCACTTCTTCCTTGAGCTCGCCTCTGCCTGCTTTAGACAGCCTCCACAACGCTTCTGCTGCAGACATCATGCCGTCTTCAAAGACTTTGTCCTGCAATTCTTTAATACGGCTTTTTATTTCAACATTCTTCAACAATCGCTGTCCCATTGAATATGCCGTTTTCTCACTGTATCCCGCTCGTATAGCTGCCTGCGTTGCGTTTAAATCAATCAGGTACTCAACACAGAATTTTTCTTGCCTCGGTGTCACGCCACCACCTCCTTTCTTATCTTAGGACAAACGAAAAGCACACACCGAGGAGCGGCATGTGCTTTTCTAAAAATGAGGAGGAAAGTATCTCGCGATATTTTCACACTATCATAATACCACATCTAAAAGTGACATTTAGTGACAACTTTCATCTTTTCAGAAATTTCTTGAATTGCTCTGTCTCTCATCCGCAAGCATGTCCTTTTGTCAAAATGATGATCCAGTGCAATTTTCTCCCAAAGAATATTCATGAAATACCTGTCAATCATGATTGATTTTTTCTCTGGGTCGGAAAGCAAAGCAAGCAGCCTGAACCCTCTTGTAATCATGTCACCGTATCTGTTGAGCTCTTTTATCCGTAGTTCTTCCGCCTGTGCCATTTTCTGCTCGAACGCAATCATGATATCCGACAAATCCGAAGACGTTCCGCCGTCTACCGGCTCCTTGTCGTACCGACAACCTTTTAAAGAAAACAAATCCATCTCGTATTGCTGGCGGTATTGATTCAAAGAGTCAATATGCTTTCTGCAGCGCCGAATTTCCTCGAAAAACGTTTCGATATCATTACGTACCCGTTTTGATTCAAAATGCAATTTAACTGCCGTCTTTTCATAAGTCGGATCCGGGTTATGAAAAATGCCTGGTCGCATTCCGTTATTCATCATCTTCTCCCTTCAGTATTTTTAAAATTTCTTCTTTGTGCGCCTCTGCCGATTCTTTTGTTCTAAAGCAGTTGCCCATCACTCTATTCAGATAATCCAAAGTGTTATACTTCTTAAATTCCTCATCAATTAGATAACCAAAAATATTGACATAATAATACCAGTCTCCAATTTTCGGCTTGAACGGCTTTTTCTTAAATCCGCATTCTTCAAAATATTTTATGAACATACTCCACATATCGGTTTTGTGCCAATCCTCCTCACTGTCTTTTAGAAGCAGTTCATTTTTATGAAATTTATATGTGCTGTACTCGGAGTTTTTACCGCATGCTTCAAACTCTTCATCTTCTGCAACGCCAATCCTATCCATCAGCATTTTAATCACTTCTTCTTTTAGTGTTTTCATACTTTCACCTGCTCCACATTTTCAACTAAAAATCCATAATCTCTCAATTCGTATTTATCAAGCCAGCGCTGAACAACATTATTGACTGCGCATTCAAGTTTTTCTTTCTCATCATTATCGACCCCCTCAAGAAAACCTTCTGCATATTCTCCATAAATCGCATATGCTCTATCTATTAAATCTTGAATGATATCATCTGCATATACCTTTGGGCACGGGCTTGTTATCCGACCGACATAGAAGAACTTATCATCACCTACATATCTATCAAAAACTTCTGAATATTGACATTTTTTTACATTCGCAAATTCCTTCCGTCCAGCTTCAATAGCCGCTTTCTTTGTCGGGTATATCATATATCCGTTATAATTTTCTCCATCCAGTGACACTACCCATTCTTCTTTATCCTGTTTCATGCCTCAATCACCTCAATTTCAATCCTCGGATTATCCCGATCGGTAAATACTTCCTGCGTCAAGTGCACGTATTTCCTGCTGTCATTTTGGATAAGCCCTATATCCTGCAGCGCATCAAGTATAAACTTTGCGGCACTCATCACATTATCTTCATCCCGGCGCATATCCTTTTCGTAATACTCAATGCGGATATTCACTTTTTCAATAAACTTCCGCCCCTTCGTTTGCGGCTGCAGGATAAGAATAATCTCTTTCTGCGTTTTCTTCTTCACACCTGCACCTGCGTACTTGTTCAGCCTGTTAGCGGCAATCAAGTCATTCATGCAGGGCAGCCGCCCGGGAATTATAAGCTTCATACTCCACCGCCTAATTGAATCAAAACGTATACCAGCGCTACTAATATTCCGATAAAAACGCACTGTATGAGCATTAGATATAGTTCAAACTGTCCGAAAAGATAATATTTATCCCCTTTGTCACTGTAAAGTTTCACTTCATGCTCCTCTCTCGATAACCGGAACAATATCCTCTTTCTTCAGCGTGTCGTACAAGAAGAGCCGTCCCTTTTGCGTCCACTTTGTATTCATCTTCACGGCTTCCCGTCCGTCAGCATGCGTAATACTCACCGTCTCGCTGTGAGTATAGCCTCTTGCCTGATGCCTGCTGTAGAGCAGCCACTGTCCGGACTGATTATAGATAATGCCGAGGCTATGAAGAATTTTATTCATAGCCTGACCGCTCATGCCATAGTCCTTAGCAATTTGCGTAATCGTGACAAGCGATCTATTCTTCAAAATAAGATCTGTGTAGTCCGCCTTCGGCTTCAACTCACCGATGAGCTGCTTCTGTCGAGCGTTCTGTACAGCAAGACTTTTATTTTCATCCTGAACTTTTTTATACTCTGTGAGAATCTCGATAAAAGCCGTTGGATTATTCAGAATATTCTGTACAGCCCCATCCGTCATATACATGCCTGTTTTGCGGATCGCCGGAATAACTTCGTCGGCAAGTTTCGCTTGAAACCTCTTTGCCGTTCCGTTGCTCGCTCTAAATCCGAGCCTGTACACCATGTTCTCCGGGATATAATCATCTTTCCCGATTTCTTTGAGAAGACCAAACTCAGATAAGTAACGGTTGACCCTTGCCCACCTGATCACCTCGTTGCCACTTTTGGCAACGGTCGTAAATCCGAAGCCTCTCGCTACATCCTCTGCGTTGAGATATGCCGTCCCGGTGACCGGGTCTAAATATCCCCGCACGTTTTCAATGGTAATCAAGTTGTTCATTTTTTACGCCTCTCACCATAAATACGCTCTTCTTCATCGCGCAGCTTTCTTGCCGCTTCATCGAGTTTAATCGCGGCGTACATGATCAGAACAATAAATAGTACGACGCTTACTACATCCATCGCTGTATTCATTTTTATCCCCCCTTAAAACGGTAAATCATCATTCTGTGGCGGGAGTTCACTCTGCGCCGTTCCGAACTGCTCAAAATTGCCCGATCCTGTTTCTTGCGCCTTCTTGATATTGAGAGGCATTGCGACAAACTCCGCAACAATCTCTGTCATGTACTTCTTGTCGCCGTCCTTTCCGTAAGAATAGCTGCTGTACCGTCCTTCAACAAACACCGGCATCCCTTTCTGCAGCTGGTTACCGATAGCTTCTGCCCACGGGCTCCATGCTTTTATTCGTACATAGTCGGTAAATTCCTGCTTCTCTCCGTTCTGATTGACAAAATACCGATTGACCGCTACCGTCATCGTTGCTACCGCTTTCCCGGATGATGTGTTCTTGATTTCCGGATCGCGGACAAGATTTCCGCAAATTTTACAATCGTTCATGTTTAGCATTTTCATTCTCCTTTTCAGATATAAACGTCTATTCTCCCGGATTCATAAGCCTTCCTTATATCGTCAAAAACGCTTCTCGCCTCTTCTTCCGTTTCGTATTCCAGCTCAAGCTGTTTGTACGTCCCCGGCATGTAGATAATGAGGGCTTTCCCTTTCTGTTCAACATAAGACGGATTCATTGCGATGATATCCTTTTCTTCTGACACAACCATGAACCGATTATTTCCCATTTGTCATTCTGCCTCCTTCAACCTCAATTTTTCACTTACCGCTTGTATTGCCGCGGTTATCTTCCCATCGGAAAGAATCCGATTTACTTGCATTCTTTTCTTTACCTGCCTCGCTTTCCCTTCGTACATCTTGAGAAAATTCGAGCGCATCACATCTTCTTCCGTTCCCAGCTGCATGTTCATTAGAGCCTCTATCGTCAATGCTCTTGCGCATTCTTCGGCCACTTTGTCCTTCCACTTGTACTCTCCCAGCCTGTAAATGCTGACATCGCACACAACATGCATCACTTCTCTCCAGCCGTCTGCAGCATTAAACTCCACTTCGCCCGTTGCCTGCGCGATGATCTTATCGCACATCTGGCAGATTCTTCCTACCGGCGGTGCATACGTCCCTGTTTCCGTTTTCACGAGCTCTTTGATCGCCGCAGAAACAACTTCCGCTGGATATTCATCGAGAATACGACTGTAAGCGGCCGTTTGTTCCTTCGTGAATGTCGGGAAGAACGCCCTTAAACTCGCAACAGCTTTTATGACTTTTTCGTTCATTGCGAATGCTCCTTTGCGTAATCCACATACTCATCCAAAACATCACCGAAATCTTTCGCTTGCGGCTCTTTTTTTCGTATCGGATAAAATCCCTTCCAAGAAAGCTCCACACCCCTGTTCACAATCTCCAGCGCCTTGAGCTCGCTACCGCCTGAAACTTTATGCAGGTTTTTCAGTGCCATCTTCAGCGCCCGGATACTGAACACCTCTTTCCTCTTTTTCGCCATTTCCCTACGCATATCCATCCATGCCCGAAGCGCTTCCGCCAATTCTTCATTGCTTCCTGCAAATGAAGAGATAAGCTCACTTCCTTCCGCATCGAATGAATCTTCCTGCGCCTTATCCTTCCCCCTCGGGGGGATATAGGGGGGTATATCTTTTTGGTTACTTGGTTTAATGGTTACTTGGTTACTTGGTTGTATTGTTCTTTTATGGGCGTGTCGGTCTTGTGTCGGTGCCGTGTCAGTGCCGTGTCGGTGCCGTGTCAGTTCAATGTCAGTTTCCGTGTCAGTTTCATAATCCTTGTCCTGGTATTTACGCCAATTTACTATGATTATGAGTGTTCCTCGCTTTGTCGGTTTGCGTGTCAAAAATCCCATTTTTTCAAAGCGGTCAATTGCTGTTCTCACATTTCGGATTGATACTCCTTTTCCGGTCAATTTTGCTATTTGTGTATACGAACCAATAAATGAGCCAGCCTCTAACGTGATTTCATTACCAAATATGTCATACTTTTGTTCTTTCCAGTTAGCCATAAAAAGAAGAGTAATGAATATAGCCTTTTGCTCCGGAGTGCTATTGAACCATATCGGATCATATTGTGTTTTACGCCATAAACAAATAAATCCTTCGTTCCTCATTTTCGCTCCTCATTCCGGCGGATACAGAGTCCCGTCTACATACTCATAGATCCTGATTCCCCTTGCCTTCGCATAGCCATATTCCGCCATGCAGCCGCGGCTATGCCGCCAGTATCCGGACAAAATCAGAAGAGTGCAGTTGTTGAGAAGTCTAAAATCGTACCGGAGAATCTCCGTCTCTTTCAGCTCCTTTCCTTCCAAGAATGAATACGCATGGAGAGGCGAAATGATCGTCAGGTTGGGGTATTTCTTCATGATTTCATACGCGATGTCTCCTGTTTCCTCTACATTAGCCTCCTTAATTTCTCCCGCAAATACTTTCGCAAATACTTTCGAGCTTTTAGCGACGGGAGCGTAGGGAGCGTAGGGATGGGCCAAGTAGGCCATCCCACACTCCAATGCCGGAAGAGGGTTTCTCTTAATTTCTTCCATCGCTTAACACCTCCCCGGTTTCTTTATCTACCGCAGGCGGTATTTCATCAAATGGGATTTCTTCGTCCTGCGGCGTTTGTGCTTCCGCATCAATCGTCACCGTTTCGTCCGGGAGGTCTGTCATGTTTTCCGAAATACTGGTTTTAATCGTTTCGTCTTCTTTGACCTGTTTTGCGAAATCAGATTTTAAAGGCGCGTATTTCAAAACTTTCTTAAGTACGGTCTTCTTTGCCATTTCGTCAAAATCCGTTTGCCATGGTCCATTTTTATATGTTTTAGACTTCGCCCGCGCAAATTGATCTACATCCTCACGGCTCATAACTTCGAACCCTTCTCCGCCATTTTTCAGCTTGATGACAGCGTAGTATAAGATGACCTGACCCCTGTCTTTCATAGCAGGTACGTGTTTCAGCTTCGGGTTCAGCCCAAGCTCGTATTCAAATGTATCGTCTTCGTGCACTTCGTGCGCCTGTATGCTCTGTACTTCACCGCTTCTATAAGCAAGATCAATCAGTCCTTTATATCCAAGCTGGAATTGTACCTGATTGCCGTATGGAATCAGGTAAGCCTGTCCGATGGGGGTATTCGGCTCTACACCCAACTGTGCAGCCTGCATCATTGCACCGAGAAAACTTTCCGGTGTGCACGCCTGCAGCTTTTTATTGCTCGACAGTGCCGTGAAAACCATCCGCGTAAATCTTTCGGGTGTAATCACACTCGGAAGCGCTTTCTTAATCTCCGGCTCCATCGCCCGAATTAGCCCCTGCAGAGATGGCTTTTTGTTCTCCTGCTGTGTTTTTACGATTCCTTTTGCTGCATTCATTTCTTGTCCTCCTGTTTTAATTTCATATAATGCGCCCATATCAGGATAGGTTTTCCTGCCGGCGTGTGACCTATTTTTACAAGAGCGGATTCGTTCACCTTATCCGCCAATGTCCCCCTAAGGGGCGGGGATTTTAGCCCCCTTTGTATACTGACTTTTGCGCCTATCTTGAGGGCTGTAAACTCTTCAATGCTCATTAGTAGACCTTCATCATGCGGCCTGCTTCGCCAATTTTGATAAATCCCATCGCTTTAAGTGCTTCATAGCTGCCGCTGTCTTCTTTTTTAACGCGTGATAAGCTAATAGATTCTCTCGGCTTGGTTGCTTTCCATGTAACTTTTCTGTCACCGAGGTGTCCGACTTCGTTTTCTCCAAGCAGTGCCATTAATTCGTTTTTTGCTGCCTGTATAGCCTCTTTTGCTTCATTTTCTTTTGCTTTGGCCAAGTCATATTTTTCAAAAATCCGCAAGGCTTCTTCCGGCAGGTCTATCTCTTTACCGTTCGGCGTATTGTACAGCCCGACAAGTGTGTGGACTGTAGAATCACTGCCATCTACCGCAGGCATTGTCTGTTCTGTGACATGGTTCCAAAATTCTTTTTCCTGCTCCCGGATGTACTTGATATCATCTTCGTTACGCATGATCTTTTTTACCCGGAAATCGTTTCCGCCGATAAGGGCTCCTATGTACCAGTAATCAGCCCCGGTGACTGCCATGTAATGCATGCACTGGCAGTAGTAGCTGTCCGGTACCGTCATGTCCTGAGGATCGTCTTTGTCGCCCCACTGCTTGCTCATACGCCAGTCTGCCGTCTTGATTTCAAGACCGGCATTCTCTCCGACTATCCAGCGGTCAATATTGGCCAGCATATACGGATAATCGTTGTCTCGAAGAGTTCCTCTCCGGCGTACCTTTTTATCTATAATTTCCTCAAATCTCTGCGCGATCACCGGTTCCATATGGCTGCCCCACCAAACCCTTTCGTTTTTTGATAGGTCTTCGGGCTGCATCATTCCTGTTTTTTCTGACCAAAGTGTCAATGCTGATTTATACGGATTGAGCCCGAGAATGCTTCCGCAGTCTGACCCGCCCAATCCTGTATTTCTTACTTTGAGCCAATCCTCGTGCGAAGCATCGGCATTCAATATGAGTTCTGCCATTTGTCTATTCCTCCATTTTCTGATAATATAGAGGCGGAAAGTCTTAGCGATTCTTTTCCGCCTGCCGATTGATAATTGCAGTTATCAGTCGGCTTTTTCAATTTTGTTTAGCTCAGTAATAATTTCAAATAGAATTTCTTCACGTATGCTTGCTTTCGCTGCGCTCATCACTTCGCCTTTTTCGTCCGCATCTGTCCAAGCAATCGACTCTTGCATGTACCTGCGACGTACATATTCGCTGATATGTTTTAACTTTTCTGTGTCAGTCATCTTCTTGCCTCCTCTACTTTTAAAAACCTTGGCCGTCTAAATCCGACTTTATTTCGCGGATAATGTGTTCAATTTCGTGCCCCCATAAATATCGGTATGTTTCTTTACATATTTCTAATATCTTCAGCACTATGTTCCAATCTTCTTTAGCCAGTGTTACGGTAAATTGTCTGTCATCCATTCCGCGCCTCCTCAACTCTGACTACAATCAACATGCCCGGCTGCAGGTTGCTGACGTCTTGAATCCTATTATCTTTCTTTGCCTGCCAGACCAGTTTCCTTAAATCTTCTTTTTCCGTGGCAATTTCGCCACAGATTGTCCACAGGGTATCTCCTGGTCTGACCTCTCTCCGGTATTCGACGATCTTTGTTTCCGGAAAGAACCGGTGATAAAGATTGTCTGCGTCCACCGCGGCACCGGCTACCAATGCTGCTGACATGAGCGCCGCTGTGAAAATTAAGGGTTTGTTCATGCCCGCCTCCTGTTTCTTCTTACAATCTCCATGACCGCCGAACCTTCTGTTTTCATCCCGACCCGCATTTTCGCCCGGGCAGTCGCCCACTCGCTGATTGCGGCCTTGGTAGTGATTAGCTTGTTCCCGACCGAAAAGCACGGAAATGTCGGGTCGGTGCGAGCGTACTCCCGGAGCTGTTCAACTCCGATGTGGAGTAACCGTGAAGTTTCTTCCATCGTCAGTCCGACTGGATTTTGTTCCATCTTGATCATCTCCTTTCTTTGATTTACACTCCACGCTCCCCTATAATTGGCTTAGAAAGGAGGTGATTGTTATGAATGCCTATATAAAAATAAGTGAGATTGACTGTCCTTGTTATGTTCCGAAAGTAAAGAAAATCATCACCATGCGTATTAAGAGCCATGAGACATCTGAAATTGATGACCTTGAAAGTCTACGCATCTATCCGGATTGTTATTACGTTTTTGTTGGTGAACAGATTCTTCATGTATGGGGCAAAAACATTGAATTTGTTTCGTTTCAGTAAACTTATTCAATAGGACTGTTTTACATTAAGAGTGCAGTGACAGCTGTACTCTTTTTGTATTTCGGATGCCAGCTTCACAATTTCCCTGATGTCGTCATATGTATTGACAGACACCTCTATGCAGACTTCCAGTTTCTTTTCCATTTTGATCACCTCCTTTCATGTTTAACTTGCATTACATGCAAGTTTTAAGATAAAAAAATACTTATGCTCTCTTCATTGTTTAAACACAAAAAATTTTTAAGCTTAGTAGCTTCCCAGCAGGAAAATGGTCTTTTCCCGTTTATTTTATCGCTGAACGAATTGACGGAAATATCTAAAAATCCTGCACATTCCTTATAGTTCTTTTTATTTGCCACTATAGCCCCTTTTAGCTTGAGCATTTCCACTTGATCCACCCCCTTTCTTATTCGACTTGTATATTATACAAGTTTTTCTATCCTAATTATACGCATCGGCGGAACATTGTCAAGCACTATGTGCAAGTTTTTTTATTTTAATATATAATATACTTGTATATTATACAAATTTGTTGTATTATTACATTAATAGAAGCGAGGTGAAATAAATGGATGAATCACAATATAACAGGCGTGTGGGCTCACGTATAAAAGAAATGAGAAAGTCCAGAAAAATGACATTAAAGGAACTCGGTGAGCATATCGGACTCAGTGAAAGTAACACCAAGCGTTATGAAGATGGACAAATAAAAACAGTAGGAATAGATATCATAAAAAAGATTGCGCTGGCTCTGGATGTACCCGCATCGTATCTTACTGGATGGGAAGATATCCCTCAATATCAGAAACTATCAAATTATGTGCCGATCGCAAAGAAAAAAATCCCTCTACTCGGAGAGATCGCAGCCGGACAACCCATCTATGCAGATGAGCATATAGAAGAATTTTTACCAGTTGATGATGAACTGCATGCTGACTTTGCCTTGAAAATAAAAGGCGACAGCATGATAAATGCTCAAATAAACGATGGTGACATCGTCTTTATCCGCCTGCAGTCCGACGTGGACAACGGACAGATCGCAGCAGTGCTTATAGATGACAGTGCCACTCTAAAGCGTGTATATCACATGAACGGAGGACTGCAACTGCAGGCAGAGAATCCAAAGTATCCGCCAATGATTTACAGCGAAAATAACTGCGATGAGTGCCGAATCTTAGGCCTTGCGGTAGCCGTACTCGGATCGATTAAATAGAGAAATTTATATATTGATAACTTCAAGAAAGGAGATTTTGTTAAAATGGAATTTATCGATGAATTAAATGCGCTCTCCAAAAAGGTAATAAAGTTATCTCCCAAAATTAAAACAGAGGAAGCCACAAAAACATCATTTATCATGGAGTTCTTTCGGGCACTGGGCTATGACGTCTTTAATCCGCTTGAATTTGTCCCTGAATGTGTCGCGGATGTAGGTGTGAAAAAAGGAGAAAAAGTCGATTATGCCATTTTAATTGATAATACACCAGTTATTCTTATTGAGGCAAAATGGTGCGGAGAGTCATTAGATAAACACGGTAGCCAACTCTTCAGGTATTTTGCTACATCAAAGGCAAAATTCGGAATACTGACAAACGGAATAGAGTATAGATTTTACACGGATCTCGATAAACCGAACGTCATGGATACAAAGCCTTTTTTCGTTTTTGATATTACAAAAATCAGTGAGCAGGATGTCGTTGAGTTGAAGAAATTTCATAAATCCCGCTTTGATGTGAATGCCGTTTTCAATGCTGCCGAAGAATTAAAATACACTAATCAAATTAACCGTCTTTTGAACCGTCAGTTAAATGAGCCTGAAGATAATTTTATCAACTATATTCTGAATGAGATATATGATGGACGCAGGACGCACGCTACTATTGAAAGATTCAAACCCATTATTACTAAATCTATCACCCAATTTGTAAATGATCTTATCAGTGATAGATTAACAGTTGCGCTGAATAAATCAAAAGAAGAAGCAGAGGAAACTGCAAAAAAGATGCAGGCAGGACCGCCGGAAGAAGAACTTGAAGAAAAACAAAGCAAAATAATAACCACAATTGACGAATTGGAAGCTTATGCAATCATTAAAGCAATTCTCCGTGATATAATTCCTGCTGACCGTATATTTTATCGTGACACGGTTAATTATTTTGGCGTTCTTGTTGATAATAAAAACTACAAATGGATCTGCAGATTGAAAGTGGAAAAGGCAAATAAATATATCATATTCCCAGATGAGTCACATAACGGAAAATCATATCCACTGGAATCGGTGAATAATATCTTTGATTACTCATCACAAATTATAGAATCAGCTAAGCGATTTATCGAATGATTGATGAATTAAATTGAATTAAATTGAGTTAAGATGAGTTAAATTGAATTATCCACCGCCAATTCCTCAATAATATATAAACGAAAAATCCGTTTATATTTGCATCAGAAAATCGTCTGAAATCGTTCGAAATCGTTTGTGTCAATTTTTATTCAAGTCTATTTTTACCTCGAAAATCCCCCTATTTTATTGAAAGGTTTATTCAATCATCCTATTATGGAGTAACGATATTATTTTTAAGGAGGATAATTATGGATGACGAGACCAATATGCTCTATTTTAATTTAGAACCTCCAACACTTGATAACATGACAGACAACCTTTTAACGGCTCTAATTCACTGCAAAAAAGAAATTATATCTCATCCCAAAAAAGCAATGAAAGAAATAAACAATTCAAAGCGGAATGATTTTACAGCGGTTTCAGCGAAAAGTGTATTTACTACGCCACAGAAATTCTCAATATTTATCAGACAGAGCAGTGAATTTACGGAAGATTTTTCTATCGGTTTAGTCTGGAGACCGGATAGCTATCCTTATGGAATAATATTGGTCAGGTTTAACGGTGCGCACGGAAAGAACAGGAACGTTGAACATCAAAGGATTCCTCATGTTCATGAACTTACATTACTTGACATACAAAATCAAAAATACAATCCACACCAAATCAGTGAAACTAACGGCTATGTAAATATGGATGACGCTACTTTAAAATTTATGAAATATTGTAATATAATAGATTGGGAACGCGATTTTCCACACTTACTCGAAATGGATTTATTTGATTGTTGACGATTTAGTTAGGAGGTGGCAACATGTTAACACAATTAAATACTGCATTAGCTGCCGCATTTCATGATAGCTTCAGATTAGATGAGATCCGTCCTAACACATACCAAGTATTTTTACCGGCTTATTATCCAGATGGAGATATGATTGATATTTTTATAAAGCCACAGTTGGACGGAAAAATTGATATATGCGACTTTGGCTTAACCTTAATGCGCTTATCTTACACATACGATTTGACTACAAGAGCAAAGCAAACGATTTTTAACAAAATATTGAGAGAAAACGGTGCCGACATTGAGAATGGAAATATATTTATCAGTTCCTCAATAAACAATATGTATGCAACAATCATGCAATTTGTTCAGTTAATCGCTAAAATTTCAGATATGAAGCAATATCAACGACTTTCTCAAAAATCTGAATTTTATAACAATTTTAAAGATTTTATATTGGACAGCTTTAAAGAGTTCTCCCCAAAGGCAAATATTATTCCAATACCGGATAGAGAGGAAATTACTGTAGATTATGTTTTGCAACAATCGAATTGCAAGCCAATTTATTTATATCCTGTATCAGGAAATTCTAAAGCCGATTTAGTTGTTATGTCTTTTATTAATCTCCAAAAGGCAAACATACCTTTCACTGGTGTTGTTGTCCATGAAGATTTTGAGAGTCTTGCAAAAAAAACACAAAAATTTATTACAGATGCAGCGGATAAGCAATTTACAGATTTTAGTAATTTCAAAAGTCAAGGCTCTCAATATTTAAATAGACTTACAACTGCATAATAAGTAAAAACCGCCGCCATACTGCAAATATGACGACGGTTCTCTGAAGCAGTACTGCTAATATACTCTTCAGAATGGTAATATTACCCACCCGGGCTGATTACGTATATATTATAGCATAATCAGCCCCATTCCAACAAAGGAGCTGTTTTATAATGACGAAAAGAAAAGACGGACGGTATAAAGTAACCGTCCAGATCAACAAAAAACGTTACTATTTTATGGGGCGAACGCTTAAAGAAGCAAAAGATAAACGGTCTGCATTTCTTGATTTATTAGAAAAATGCCCGCTTGCCACACAAAAAGTCACATTGTCAGAATGGATGCAGGCGTGGCTTGAATCTATAACTCCGAATATATCCCCTGTCACAAAAAGAGATTACTACTATACCATTAAAAAATATATAACAGAGGCGCGCATCGGGAGAATACTCTTAACTGATCTGACGCCGGCCATGTTCCGTTCGTATCTTGCAGATTTACTGAAAGAAAAATCGCCGCGAACTGTCAACAATCTGCACACAATCCTGCATGCTGCACTAAAACAGGCAGCAGAAGATGGGGCTATCCCAGTATCCCCATTAACAAATATAAAACATGCCAAACAAGAGCGAAAGGAAGTTTCCATCCTGCGGCAATCACAAATAAAAGAAATGCTCGATCTAATACCGGAAGAGTGGACAAAGCTTTATTTCCGGATTGCGGCATATACCGGGCTCCGCATGGGTGAGATTTCCGGTCTTGACTGTAAATGGGGTATTGATTTTAAGCGGGGAACCATAAAAGTCATGCGCTCTGTAATCCGGGTGAACGGTAAAGAGCAGCTATCCTACGATTTAAAAAACAAGTCATCCCGCCGGACAATATCTGTAGATCAAGAAACCATGAAAATGATACAGCGACACATATTGACTATGAGCAGCACCCCTAACCCGGATAACTTGCTATTTTGTGACGCCGAAGGGAAGCCGATAAAAAGAAACCGCATCGAGAAAATAGCCCGTCGAACATTTAATGCAATGGGATTGCTGAATTTTACATTTCACGGACTCCGACATACACACGCCACCTTGCTTTTAAAAGAAGGTATAAATTTTAAAGCTCTGCAGCATAGACTTGGCCATAGCACATTCCAGCAGACGATGGATACCTATGGACACTTTATTCCTGATCTCGAAATCGGAGTAAAAGAAACCCTAAAAAAGATAATTTAATACTCTAAAGCCCGGGGGAGTCCTCCGCCTTTTTTTTTTTTTAAAAAAAAAAGG